AGCGGTTAAGGGCGGTGAGATATTTGCCGCTCGGATCCGTGCGCGGGGTTCCAATGGCGCAGAGTAAGCGGTTGAACGCTGATCAGGTTGCGGAGATCCGGGGTGCGGAGCGGACGTACGGGTACATGAAGGCGTTCGCGAGGCGGTTTGGGTGTTCAATCAGGACGATCCGACGCGCACGGAGAAAGGAGGATGGGTATGGTTGCATTTGACGGGTTTGAAGATGCGGTGATGTTCCGCGGCACTCGCGCGGGTGCGCCGGTGCTGATCTACGACTACGACAAATGCCTTCAAGTTTTAATCGCTCGGGACGGGATGGAGTACGAGGACGCGGTGGAGTACATGGAGTTCAACGTGGTGTCCATGTATGTTGGAGCGCAGACGCCGATATTCATAAGGGGGGAATCTGACGAGGAGTGACCGTGGTTTACGCACTCATTACGTTGTTTCTGATGACGTTCCTTTCGGGACATTGGGCATTAGGGGTGATTCTATTAGGGGTTTACGTTTGGTATGCGGAGAACTCCGGTGAGAGACCCTGATGACTTTGAGAAAGCGGTGTTGTGTATGTACGCGGCGCTGATACTGATTTGCCTGATGGCGATCATGGAGATCCTTCATGTTTACCCGTAGCCGCTTAGGCTCGACCCAAGGTCAGATGCAGGACTTGGAGCGTCCGTCGCTGCCGCCGCCTGTGTGGGTAGAGGAGTTGCGGCAGGAGATCCGGGCGATGGGGGATCTGATGCGGTTGCGCGAGGCGTTGGCGGTGGCTAACCGGGACATTGAGCGGTTCCGCTTGGAGCGGGATCGGCTGCTCAAGACCCTGAAGGCCGAGCAGGACAAGGTGACTGACCTGGAGCAGGTCATAGTGAATCACATGAGGACGAGAGATGGAAAAGGCTAAGCGTGGATTGGCGGCGATGACGCCGGAGCGTCGACGCGAGGTGCAGTCGATGGGCGGTCGGGCTGTCCCACCGGAGTCTCGCGCGTATAGTAAGGACGTTAAATTGGCCCGTGAGGCGGGACGCCGCGGCGGGAATCGTAAGGCAATGAAAGAGCGCCAGAGGGCGCAGGAGGCTGAAAATGCTATTTGAAACGGCTTTGTCCCTGCTTCGCGGGGGACACTCAACGAATCGGCAATCGTGGACAGATGGTGCTATCTCGGCAGACCCGAACGACAGCACCAACATTTTGTTAACGGCATCAACGGGCGTGACCGCTTGGGTCCCGACCAATCCCGACCTGTTGGCGACGGATTGGCAGCCGGGTGATGCGGTTGCACAGACCCCAGCGCCGACGGTAACGCCTGATCCGGCCCCGGTTGACCCGACTCCGACCACTACTACCACTAAGGGGAAGTAAGATGGCTACGACCAAGAAGAAAGCGGCAAAGAAGAAGTCGATGCCGAAGATGCCGAAGAAGTCGATGGGCAAGGGCCAGGGTGAGTCGCGTAACGAGTGGAACGCGGCTCAGTTTGCTGAGCAGGCTCGGAAGTCCAAGTAATGCGAGCGTGCCGCCGCCCTGGGGGGTGTCTGGGGCGGTGGTGCGTTTGTTGGAAGAAACGATGACATTTCCGCTTACGCATTTTATGCAGTTCGCCAACGCGCTTCTCATCGACACGAAAGAGAAGGGCATGGTGCGATTGGGTCAAAGCATGATGGGTACGCAGCGGTATTTGTTGCGAAACATCGTGCAAGGGTTTGAGGACGGCAAGCGGGAGTTTGTGACTCTCAAGTGCCGACAGGCGGGTATCAGTACCCTTTCGTTGGCGCTCGACCTGTTCTGGTTGCAGCGTCACAAGGGCATGACGGGTATGCTGGCAGTCCATGAGGACACGGCTCGCGACCAGTTCCGGTCGACCCTAGAGTTGTATTACGCGGGTCTCCCGGACGAGTGGAAACGTCCGATCAAGGATCACAACCGCAACCAATTAGTCCTCAGTACAGGTACAAAGTTGCTGTACCGAGTGGCGGGTACAAAGAAATCGGGCGGCGGCTCGCTGGGACGTTCGTCCGCGCCGTCGTTCCTTCACGCGACAGAGATGTCATCGTGGGGCGACCCTGAAGGCTTTGCCTCGCTCCGTGCGTCGTTGGCGCAGAAGAATCCCAATCGGTTCTACCATTGGGAATCAACGGCTCGCGGCTTCAATATGTTTTACGACCAATGGAAAGAAGCCCAGGTCGCGGTCTCTCAACAAACAATCTTTGTGAGTTGGTGGGCGAACGAGTTTTACAGATTCGCGCGCGGCACAGAGGTCTACAACTCGTATTACGGCAAAAACGGCAGGCTCACGACGCAAGAACGTGAGTGGGCAAAAGAAGTCAAAGCGCTGTACGGCATTGAGATTGATGACGAACAAATCGCATGGTGGCGATGGCTGTCTGCTGAGCAGCAGCAGGACGAAAGCATCCGGCTTCAAGAGTTTCCGTGGACGGAGACGCAGGCGTTCCAAGCGTCCGGGTCTCAGTTCTTCAACGCATCAGCGATGTCGAATCTGTATCAAGAAGTTGCGCGCCTTGAGCGGCCCGAGATGTATCGGCTCCGGTTTGGCAATCACTTTCTCAACACGGAAGTGCATCAAGCGAACAGCAAAAACTGCACGCTAAAGGTTTGGCAGAACCCTCAGAAACACGCTTTTTATGTATTGGGGGCAGATCCTGCATACGGATCGTCGGACGAAGCCGACTCGTTTTGTTGCTCTGTTTGGCGCGTTTGGTCGGACGGCTGTGAGCAAGTCGCAGAGTTTGCGGACAACACACTAACGACCGCGCAGTTCGCCTGGGTGATTGCATATCTCGCAGGCGCTTATGCGCCGTGTACATACAACCTCGAAATCAACGGCCCAGGCCAAGCGGTGTTGAACGAGTTGCAGAACATGAAAAAAGAAAAAGTGTTCGGCTCTCCAGATTCAAAGCCAATTTTGCGAGACGTGTTAAAGAATATGCGAGAGTTCATGTACCGCAAGTACGACAGTATGTACGGCGGCGCAGGCGCGTTGCATACGCAGACCACGTTTCAGATGAAAGAGCGCATGATGAACAATATGCGCGACTACATTGAGCGCGGCATGGCGCTGGTGTCGAGCAAAGACTTGCTTGATGAGATGAAAACCATTGTGCGCGAATCAGGCTCTGCGCCATCGGCATCAAGCAACGCGCGCGATGACCGCGTGGTTGCAGCAGCGCTTGCCATTCTTGCGTGGAACGATCAGGTGCGTACGCGCTTGATGTCTGTTGGCCTCACGCGCAGGTCGGACAGAGAACAACAGGAAAACGCTAATAAAACAGGCGTTGAAGTGCGAGGGCCTGCGGTCGTTCGCAGTTACCTTAAAGACATTGGCTTTCTCGTCAATCAAACAGACGCTCTCAAAACAAACGTGAGGACAGCGCGTGGAACCCGTGTCCAAAGATAGAAAAACCGAAATAGGGTACGACACAGATCTTGCTTGGAACGACGAGCATTTGTGTTACGTGTATTTCTGGCTAACAGAAAATCCTGAGAGTCCGTACAAAGGTGCGCCGTCTATGTTGTTGTCGGCGCTCAATGTCAGAAAAGAAAGTTGGGGCGACTACAAAAAACAAATGCGAAAAAGAGATTTGTGGTTGCGATACAGCACCCGCATTTGGCTGACCGCTCGCATGAAATTTGTTTTGTCTGGCGGTGTGATTCCCAGGATCGACAAACGCGACAAAAACGGCAACGTCAGAAAGTTCTCAATACTGCCTGCCGCAAACCCTGTTCCGATTCCCATACCTAATTGGTACAGAGGAACAATCAAAATGACGGCAAAGGGATTGAAGGTGTTTGTTCAAAGCGCGCATCAGCCCGCTCTTGTATCAAAAGACAAATCGCGGATTGTTAACCCATTTGGAGCAAGATGATGGCTGTACTCAAAGAATTCGCCTGCAAAGCGCACGGCCCGTTTGAGGAATGGGTATCGGGAGACGATATACCGCGGTGTCCCAAGGGCTGCTCGACCCGGTTTGTGGTCAGAGAGATACGCCAAGCACCTGCGATGCGCGGTGTGGTGACCGGAAGGCTGGATGAAATGCAGCGAGACCTTGCCGATACCTACAAATTGCGCGATTTGAAGGCCGACAAAGAGGGCGGCACAAGCATGATGCAGGAACTCCGAAAGGGTGAAAAACCGCAGGATTTCGCCGCCACTTGGGGTAAAAAGGTCAATCTAAGCGAGTTTAAGCCTACCCAGGCTATGCAAATGGCGGGTACGCTGCCTCAACCAAAACCATCTATGCTTGATGGTCGATTCAGGGGTCCATTGCCGGAGGCTTAACGTATGAAGATTCCAAAAGAGGATGTCGAGCGCTTCAACTTCTACATGGACTTGCAGGAGAAGTGCAATAACACCCGCGAGGATCGTCGCAAGACGTACCAGAACCAGCGGATGTTCTTTTTGTTTGGCGCTGGACCAGAAGGCGCTGACGGCAAAGTGGTCAACAAGATCTATCCGCACATAGATCAGTTGGCAGGACTCATGTACTCGTCGGAGACTACGCGGTTCAGCATTGACCTGCCGCCGTCGGTGTCCGACTTGAACAAAAACATGATCCCGCCGTTGATGCAGAAGTTGAATGACACTTGGCATTTGTCCAATTCTGATTTGGTGTTCTCGCAAGCGTTGCTGTGGTCGTTTGTTTACGGTTCGATGTTCGTGAAGATCCGCATCGGTCTCAACGGACAGTTTGAGCCGTACGTCGTTGAGCCGCACGACATCGGCGTGTTGCGCGAAGACGTATGCGGAATCTGGAAACAAGAAGCGTTCAGTCACACGTATTACGTGACGGTCAGTCAGATGGAGACTCAACTCAAAGAGATTGAGCATCCGCGATTGGAGTCCCTGCTGAAGGTTATCAATCCGGGGCCGCGCGAAAGTACGCCGCAGCAGCAGGTGATGGATCGCATTGAGACCAGCGCGTCTCAGCCAAACATCATCGGCAACATCAATTTCAGTCTTGACACGCCTGTTCGCTATAAGCCGCGCGTTGCGGAAAAACTCGTCAAAATGACTGAGTTGTACGTGTGGAACACCGAAGAAGGCGACTATCAGGTTGTGACGATTGCTGATCCCGGCGTGGTGATCTTTGACCGCACGCTTGATCGTATGTTCTTGAAGAACGAAGCGCCGTTCATTCAGGTTTGTCCGACGCCAGCGCATGATTACTTCTGGGGTTACTCGGAGGTAGACAAACTGATCCCGTTGCAGCGTATGCGTAACGAGCGGTTTGAACAGATCCAGCACATGATGAACTTGCAGGCTCGGCCTCCTAAGTTTGGTTCGGGTTTCCAAGGCGATGTCAGCGAGATCATGGACACGATGGATTCGCCGTCCGGTCTTGTTGTTGGCGATATGCCGGGTGCAAAACTTGAGACCGTGCAACCAACAATTCCTGACGATTTGTTCCGAGAAATCCGGGACATAGACGCGATGTTTGAGGAAATCTCGGGCATCACAAACGTCATGCAGGGCAAGGGCGAGTCGGGTGTACGCTCGCAAGGTCACGCAGCGAACCTCGCACGCTTGGGCAGCAGCCGCGCCAAGAAGCGTGCGTTGATTGTTGAAGATCAGTTGGAAAAACTCGCGACCCTTTATCTCCAGTTGATGCAAGCCTATGACGCAGAAACACTTCGCGCAGATGACGGGATTGAGTTCATCGCGGAACAGTTCAGCAACAATTTTATTGTTAAGGTGGACGCTCACTCCAACAGCCCAATTTTCCAAGAGGATCAACGGGCGCTGGCATTTGAGTTGTTCAAGGCCAAAGCCATTGATCGTGAATCGCTTTTAGATTTGCTTGACGTTCCCATGAAAGAACTGCTAAAAACGAGACTGAGAACCAAGATTGAACCCGCTGAAGCGCAGGCTGCTCAGGCTAAAGAGCAAGCAGAAGCGCAAGGCGCTAAACCACGAGGGTCTAAGTGATGCGTCACAAGCGGTCCCATAAGCGCAAGATGAAGCGCTAAGTCGAACTCAGGACATAAGGGGTTGGCTATGCAACACAGGAGACACGCACATGGCTAAGCGTCGTGGTGGTCGCAAGCACAAGCGCAAGTAATGCGGTCTGCCGTAGCGGTCTAACCCCCCATCATCCCTAGACTCGCTCCGGTATATCCGTCGTGCAGGCCGCAGCGCCCTAATCGCTGCGGCTTTTTTGTATCTGTTGACTTTGTAATTTCGCGAGGTATAGAAAGACCCCCATGAGCGTACCACCTGAAATTGCACAAGCACTTAGTGGCGGCGGCGGCGCTCCCGGCGGCGCTCCCAAGGCTCCGGGTCCGTCAGCGGCCCCTATGATGACTCCGCAACCCAAGCAGGGTAACGAAGCGGGTGGTCGAGCCGATGTTCAAGTGATGATCAAAAAACTGACGATGACGCTTCAGACGTTCCCACCGGGAACGGAACAAGGCGACGCCGTTATGAAAGCCATAACGACCCTGACGAAGGCGTTTGGCGAAACGTCCGGTAAGGACAAAGAACTCATGCCTGCGGAAATCGCGCAGGCTGTTTCGGGGCTAGCA